CCAGTCCATGACTGGTCATCACATGCGGCGGATGCGTTTCGATATCTTGCAGTCGGTCTGAAAGAGTCTAGAATGGACTATGAGCGGCCACCGCAAGCGGTTGCGGATAATGGCTATAATCCACTTGGAGTAAGTTTGTAATGGGATTTTTAAAACCAAGTATGCCAGCCCCGCCTCCACCGCCTCCTGCACCACCGCCACCTCCAGCGGAAGTTGTGCGTCCTGCGAAGGTTGAGGAGCTAAAGAAAGAGATGAAAGACCCGAAGCGGGTTTCTCGAAAGAAGACAATCAAAACAGGTAGTCGCGGAACAAGCATGATCACTGGAGAATCGGTAAAACGGGCGACATTGCTAGGCGGTGACTAGTGGTTAAACCTTTGCTAATCGAGGATCAAGGCGTACTTAGAGGGCGCTTGATCGAGGCAATGCATCAAGTTGACTACAAATATCTTGAAAATCATCTTGAGATTATTGACAGCGCCATTGTTTTTGAGTGCAAAGACGAGGATGATGTAGCTGGATACCTGTGGTTATACGGGTCTGCTGAAGAGATTGGCGTATGGGTTGTGCATATGTTGATATTTGAAGACTACAGGGCAAGCTTCTTTACGCGAGATGCGGCTACTGCGTTCTTTGGTGCGCTATATTGCTTAGGATGTGATATTGTTCGCGCAGAGAATGAGAGCCAAGGTTTGTTGTTGCGGATTGGCGGTCAACGATCAGGCGACAATGTTGACTTGAAACTACCGTATACCTGGAGATAGCAATGGGCGAGCCAGTTAAACAAACTAAAAAAGTAGTTAAGAATCCTTTAAGGGGAGTTCGTGACGTAACAGGCGTAACGAAAGCTTCACGCGAAGCTGAAGCCGCGATGAAAAAACAGCAGGAACAGCAAGAAGCAGAAACAAAAGCGATGGAAGAGAAGCAAGCAGAAGAGATGATGAAAGCTGCAATGCCTGATCCGCTCAAGGCTGTTTTTGGGCAAGAACAGCAGCAGCAAAAAGCCTACAGGCGTAGACAGGGCGGTGGAATCCGCACAAGTTCTCGTGGAATCCTTGGCGGCGGATCAACGGCCACGAAGAAACTGGGGTCGTAAATGGCAGATATGTTAGCAAGTACCCTGCTCAAGCGATTCGGATCGCTGTTTGAGCAACGTCAACAGTGGGAATCACACTGGCAGGAAATTGCTGACTATGTTGTCCCACGCAAAGCAGACATCACAAAACGCAGAACAGATGGCGACAAGCGCACTGAACTGGTTTTTGATGGCACTGCGATTCATGCGGCAGAACTTTTGTCGGCATCCCTGCATGGAATGCTAACTAATGCGTCTACTCGCTGGTTCTCACTGAGATACCGTAACCGTGACCTTGATGGTAACGATCAGGCGAAAGAATGGCTTGAGTCTGTTGAAGACGATATGTACTTGGCGTTTGCGCGATCTAACTTCCAAGAGCAAATCCATGAGCTGTATCACGATCTAATCTGTTTTGGCACTGCGGTCATGTTTATCGAACAAGACTCAGACAACCAGATTCGATTCCAGACCCGTCACTGCCGTGAGCTATTCTTGTCGGAAGATGAGAAAGGGCGGGTTGATACAGTGTTCCGCGAGTTTCATATGCCAGCGCGAGCTGTCATCCAGAGATTCGGTGACGCTGTAGATAGCTCGATTATCAAGAAGGCAGAATCAAACCCATACGAAAAGATTCGCTTGATTCATGCGGTATATCCGCGAGATGAGCGAGACGTTCGTAGGGTTGACACTAAGAATAAACCATTCGCCTCTGTGTACGTTGATCCAAAGTCTAGAACTATCTTGTCAGAATCTGGCTTTGATGAGTTTCCATACGTTGCTCCGCGATTCCTAAAAGCTTCATTTGAGGTTGGCTATGGCCGATCTCCTGCAATGACTGCGCTTCCAGATATCAAAATGCTCAATAAGATGAGTGAGGTGACGATTCGAGCGGCGCAAAAGCAGGTTGACCCGCCGTTGCTTGTTCCTGATGACGGCTTCTTGTTACCAGTTCGTACTGTTCCTGGTGGCCTTAACTTCTACAGAAGTGGTACACGGGATCGTATCGAGCCTCTAAATATCGGTGCAAACAATCCGCTAGGCCTGAATATGGAAGAACAGCGTAGACAGGCAATCCAGTCTGCATTCTACGTTGACCAACTAATTCTTTCACAAGGCCCGCAAATGACTGCAACAGAGGTGATGCAGCGTACCGAAGAAAAGATGCGGTTACTTGGCCCTGTTCTTGGCCGACTCCAAGCTGAGTTGCTACAACCAATGATTGAGCGCGTGTATTCAATTCTGGTGCGCCAGAAAGCATTCCAGCCAGCGCCTGATTTTATGAGCGACAGTGCAATTGAGATTGAGTATGTGTCGCCATTGGCTAAAGCGCAGAAGCAAGGCGACATCCAGAATGCGCTTAGAATGCTTGAGCTGTTTGGGCCACTTACTCAAATCGATCAATCAGCAATTGATTATGTTGATATTGATGGCATGGCGAAGTATCTGTTGAATACGCTTGGCGTACCTGCAACAACTGTTCGCGGTGAGGAGCAGGTTGCTCAAATACGCGAAGACAGAGCGGCACAGCAACAACAGATGATGGAGATGCAAGAAGCTCAAATGGCGGCAGAAGCAGCAGGTGCAGCAGCCCCAATGGTGAAGGCGGTAGGATAAGGCGATGGCGCGGAAACCGAAGCAACGTATAACTAAAGAGCAGTTGGATTACATCTGCGAGCAGATTGCTGACGGGCGCACTGTTGATAGTATTTGCTTAGAGCAAGGTTTTCCATCGTATCGTACATTCTATCGTTTCTTGCAAGAGGACGAAGATGCCTACGTTCAATACCGCAAAGCCAGAGCGATTCAAGCGGAGATGCTACGCGATCAAATTATCAACATTATTGAGTCCCCGTTGCCAACTGATCCTAAATTGGCAATGGCTGAAGTCCAGCGTAGGCGACTCGAAGTAGATCAGAAAGATAAATATGTGCGTCAGTTAGCTCCGATGGGTATACGCAATCGCGCTGAAGATGATGGCAATGCAAAAGTTTCGGGAACAATTACCCTGAAATGGGATGATTCCAATGGCTAACTCTAGTTCTGCGAACAATAAACAACTATTGCAGGTAAACGAAGATGCAAAACCCAGAAGACTTACGGGCAGCGTACAAGACGCTGTTTGACTCCAGTGATGGACAGACTGTGCTGGAAGACCTCGAAAAAAGATTCCACATCCACGGCTCTGTCTTTTCCACAGAAGCAACAGATACAGCATACCGTGAGGGGCAGCGAACGGTAGTGTTGTTCATTAAGCAAATGCTGCTCGATCTAAAATTACCAGAGGATATATTCGATGAGTGAAGAACAGGTAGCTGAAGTCTCTGCTGAACCAGAGGTAGCTCAGTCTGAAGATTGGCGCGATTCCATCCCAGATGAGATTCGAGGCCATAGGTCACTAGAGCACATCAATGATGTCGGTGCGTTAGCTAAAAGCTACGTCCATGCACAGTCAATGATTGGCGCAGACAAGGTTGCCATCCCAGGCAAGCACGCAACAGCGGATGATTGGCGTGAGGTGTATCAGCGTCTAGGAATGCCGCAGGATGCAGAGGGATACCAGATTAGTCACAATCTTCCCGAAGGCTCAGCGGTTAATGAAGAAATGGCTAGCTGGTTTAGCAACGCCGCATTTGAGGCAGGACTAACAACACAACAAGCGCAAGCCCTTGCAAACCAGTGGAATCAGATGTCAGCGCAAGGCGCAGAAATGCAAGAGGTTGAGTATCAAGCACGAGTTCAAGAGGTAGAATCAGAGCTGAGGCGTGAATACGGCCAAGCATTTGATGACCGAATAATGCTAGGTAATGGCGTTGTTGAGCAGTTTGGCGCTTCAGACTTACTTGACGTGCAGATGGCTGACGGCACTCTTCTTGGCGATCACCCTGGAATTATCCGCCTAATGGCAGACATTGGCGTGTTTATGAAGGAGCGCCTTGGTGAAGATACGCTTGAAGGCGTTAAAACAACTGGGGGCTTAACTCCAGAGCAAGCTCGTGATAAGTTATCTGAGTTGATGCATGAGAAAGGCCCGTACTGGGACGCTAAGCATTCAGACCATGATTGGTATGTTCAGGAAGCTATGAAGTACCGGGAGATGATTAGTGGATGACAAAGAGTTCAAACTTGAAGTCTTACGGGTTACACTAGATCACGCAACACCTGCTGATATGGCCGATATTTTATCGGTCGCTCAGCGGAATCTGGAGTGGTGTTTATCACCTTTGGAGAAAGCGCAAGCTCCCAAAGATCAAACGCCGCAAAGGAAAAGAAAACCAGGACAAGCAAAAGCCCCTGGCGGCAACACCGTAATGTTTACTTAAAAATTCGTCCTGCGTTGCAGGGTAGCGAGACATTGTTTTGGCTAACTGCAAAAGGGGACAATTATGTCTACTCAAGTTACAACTGCATTCGTGCAGCAGTTTAGCAGCAACGTCCAACTGCTATCACAGCAGCGTGGCTCATTGCTGCGTGGTGCTGTCTCTGAGGAATCAGTGACAGGTGAAAAAGCATTTTTCGATCAGGTTGGAGCGGCTGCGGCAATCAAGCGCACCTCTCGTCATGGCGACACTCCTCTCGTAGAGACTCCACATTCTCGCAGAATGGTAACAATGGACTCTTATGAGTGGGCTGACCTCATCGATGATGCGGATAAAGTTCGTATGCTGATTGATCCAACATCTACATACGCTCAAGCGGCTGCTGCTGCGATGGGTCGTGCGATGGATGATGCGATTATTGACGCTGCTATTGGTACGGCAAAGACTGGTAAGTCTGGCGGTTCAAGCACATCAATGCTTGCGGGTCACCAGATCGCTAACGGCTCTGCTGATTTAACTCTGGCTAAGTTGATCCAAGCGAAGAAGATTCTGGATTTGGCATCTGTCGATCCATCAATCACTCGCCACATCGCTGTCGGCCCTGACCAAATTGAGTCACTTTTGAACAGCACAACTGTTACATCAAGTGATTTCAATACGGTTAAGGCTTTGGTGCAGGGTGAGATCAATACCTTCCTGGGCTTCACTTTCCATGTCACAACCCGTTTGGGTAAGTCTGGCGACATCCGCTCATGCTTTGCTTGGGCTGAAGACGGCATCAAGCTCGCAGTGGGCAAAGATGTTATGGCTAAGATTGACGAGCGTGCTGACAAGTCTTACTCAACGCAGGTTTACTACTGCGCTACATTCGGGGCAACTCGGATGGAGGAAGAGAAGGTTGTTCAGATCGACTGTGACGAATCAGCAGCATAAGGAGATATGAACAATGGCAACTGTATACTCTAACGTCCGGACGGATCTTACTCAGGATGATCCAGCTGAGTTCGTAAAAGCTAATCAAATTGGCGGATCAATGAGAGTCGCTCATGCTCAGTATGAAGCATCTTCACTTGCTTCTGGTGATGTTATTGAGATGTTCTCATTGCCTAATGGCGCTCGCATCCTGCATGGCAAGTTATGCCATGACGGGTTGGGCGCAAGTACAACTCTCGCTGTAGGCCATGCTGCTTACACTAATTCAGCAGGAACATCTGTTGCTGCTGATGGCGATGAGTACAAGGCAGCCGCTGCATCAACAGCAGACCAGTGCGTATTGGTAGCTGACAAGCTGTCACTAGGTGCAGGGTCAGAAGTTGATCTTGATGGCGAAGATGCCGACAACGAATTCGTTGTGACAGTAACAATGGGCGGTGCTGCTGGCACAGGCACAATTGAACTGACAATGTACTACGTTGTTGACTAAATGAATCGGGGGCGGACGCGCCCCCTTTTCTAAGCGAGGCGTGACATGACCGATGTAGTAGATATATGCAATAGCGCATTAAACCAGATTGGCGCATCAACCATTGCCAAGCTAACCGAAGATTCTAAGAACGCCAGGATTGTTAACCAGCGGTATGAATTTGTTAGAGACGCTGTATTCAGAGCGCACCCTTGGAACTGCTTAACTATCCGAAGCACTCTTACCAAAGACCCTACAGCTCCCACATTTGAGTTCAGTAACGCATTTTCGCTTCCGAACAATCCTTATTGCTTACGGCTTTTACAGCTTGATAAGCACGATATTGTTCATCGTGTAGAAAGGCGCAAGATTCTTTGTGACGAAGATACAATTAGTATTATCTATATCGGCAAGATATTGGACGTAAATCAGTACGACACACTCCTGATTGAGACTATTGCCGCTGCATTGGCCGCTGATATCGCATATCCGATTGTGGGCAGTATTACTCTTGGTGAGCAAATGCGGATTCTGTATGAGGCTAAACTCAAAGAGGCAAGATTTGTAGACGCAACAGAAGGCACTCCTGCAAGCATCACCAGTGTTGCTGCAGCGGGTTCTCTTGAGTCAGACATATTTATTAGATCGAGGTTCTAATGGCTAAAGCATCTCCCGAAATAACCAGCTTTACTTCTGGAGAACTTTCGCCAAGGCTTGAGGGTCGCGTTGATATACCTAAATATTTCAACGGATCGAAGAAGCTAGAGAACTTTGTCGTCCATCCGCATGGTGGTGCGACTCGCAGACCAGGTACTCAATTCATTGGTGAGGTCAAAGACTCCTCAAAAGAGCATCGATTGATCCCGTTTGAGTTTAACGTAGAGCAAACCTATGCCGTAGAGATGGGTGACCAGACTGCTCGATTCATTACAAATGATGGAGTTCTTTCTTACCCAGAACAAATATCGAGAAGCACCGAAGATTACCCGTCTCTTGGATGGGGTTCTATTGACCACGATGATGGCGAGTTTACACGAATTGAGTTTAATCCAGCCGGAACGAAAGTTTATTTTGTTAAAACAACAGAAGAGAAAACTGGATCAACTCACACGCTTGAGTTTGCTGTGCGCCAATACAGTCTTGATGATCCTTACAACCTAGATAGCGCTTCAGTCGATTACGTTGAAAGGACTTGGGATTTCCGTGATTGCTTCTCATCAAATATTGCCGATGGTCAGCGAAAGTATCATGCAGGGATGTTTTTCGCTAATAACGATTTGTTTGTGTGGGATGGAATCCCTGACATAGACCCAGACACTACTGGCACAACCCATCATGATGGATTTCTTTATAAGTTTAATTTGTCAAATGATTACGACATCAGCACAACATCTAATGGCCTTATAGAATCTGGCTCTGTTTACGATTCAAGATGGCGAATTGGAGATTACGCAAGTGGAACTAGATACCCCGTACCAATAGCGGGAATCGCTTTTAATCCAACTTTTGAGTCACAAATTCTTGATGCAGATAGGGCTTACGGGTCTACATCGGCTGACGGATCAATAAACACGTCAACTGACTACACGCAAATGGATAGCGTTCCTAACAGAGGCGGATCATATTTAGTTGTGCTTGTAAGTCACTTGGTAAATGCGAGCGCTACGATTGATGATGGTATTTCTGGCGGTGTTGGAAACTCAGTTGCTGCAAAACCAGGCGCTCTCGTCACCGTTAGACTCGATATATTCGATCAGTTTAATCCAGGTTATATTAGATATTGGCCGCAAGGCGCGGACTCTTATTATGACTTAGGGGTCTTTGATGAGCCAAATGCTGACTTAAGGCGGGATTCATCAGAAGACCCACCAACATTTCATGGGTTAAGATTTTTGCCAGCAAACAATCTTCACCTTACCCAAGATAGTAGCGGTAATTATGTTGATATATCTGGGTCTGCAAATATCGATGGGCATTCAGATCACAATAGAATGCATGGCGTAATTTTAATTAACTACACACAAGACGATCCCCAGCGAGTTGGTATAGCCGCTTACGGGACTTTTATTGCGGCAGCAGATGATCCAAGAAACCTATCAATTACTTTTAGCGGTGCTTATAGGCTTACCGATACTACTGATGGAGATAAAGCTTTACATCCTTTTATGACGAATGATGGTAAGCGTTTGTTCTACACAACAGGGGTGACCGACAGTCTTACCAATATCGTTACTATTGAGCATCTGCAGAATCCATTTTTTATATTTTACTTTAGCGGCCTTGTATATGACGATGATAATTCGTCTTCATACCCTAATTGGAGTTCTGAAACCTTTAGTTACGAGTACGATAATTCTGACAACGCGCTTGAGATTCAGCCTGTTGAAATAACAACACCGTATTCATCGTCAGACCTTTCAAAGGTTAGATTTGCTCAGTCTGCTGATGTTTTGTATTTGATTCACCCTGACTATGCGCCAAGACAGTTAATAAGATACGGGGCAACGAGGTGGGGTATCAAGGAAGTAGACTTCATTAGAGGGCCGATGCAAGACCCGGTGTTTGATGGCTCTACACTGACTGCTAGCGGGAGGACTGGTTCTGTAACCATAACAGCATCAAGCGGTTTATTTGTATCAACCGATGTAGGACGACTTGTTAAGTTGCATGATGGCTATGCAGAAATCACGGCATTCACAAGCGAGACATCGGTTACCGCAACAGTTCTTGAAAATGAAGAAGGCCGTACAGAGTTAATGCCTTCTTATACTGCAACTACGATATCAGCTCATGAAGGCGATCCAGGGGACACTAACTTAGAGCATAACGATAGATACCAAGATTCTGCGGGAAACTTCCTGGAGCAGGGTTTTAAGGTGGGTATGAGAGTTTCCGTTAGTGGATTTACAACCGGAACAAACAATGAGTCATCGGCTCTAATCGTAAAAGTTACAGAAGATACGATGCTAATAGCTCCTTCTGGAGACTTAAATGACGAAGCTGCTGGGGATACAGTAACAATATCTGGGATTCTAGAAGCTGATGATGAGTACCAACTTGGCGCTTTTTCGGATACCACTGGCTATCCAGCGGCAGTGGCGTTTTATGAGCAGCGATTAGTTTTTGCAAACACACTGGAGCAGCCTCAGACGCTATTCTTTTCTGTTGCAGGAAGCTTTGAGGAGTTTACGGCAGGGTCAGATGCTGACGATTCGATGACATACACGATTGGTAGCTCGCAAGTCAACGTCATTGAATACCTTGCGGGTTCTCGATTCTTGGTAGTAGGAACATCTGGCGGTGAGTTTGTCGTTAGCTCTGGAGGATTGGCTGAACCTCTGTCTCCAACCAATACCCAGATTAGGCGACAGGCAAACTATGGGTCTGCACAAGTACAGCCAGTCACAGTGGCTAACGTCATCCTGTTTGTACAGAGAGCGGGGCGAAAGCTCAGAGAGCTAACGTATAACTACGACACAGACTCTTACTTTGCACCTGATATGACAATCCTTTCAGAGCACATAACCGAAAGCGGAATCAAATCTTTGGCGTTCCAACAAGAGCCTGACAACATTGTCTGGTGCGTACTGAAGAATGGCGAATTAGTGGGTATGACGTATCGCAGGGAAGAAGAGGTTGTCGGATGGCACGCTCATACTCTAGGCGGTACAGATGTTGTTGTGGAAGATGCCTTAGCGCTCCCAACAGACCTAAACGAAGATGAGCTATATCTTATTGTAAAACGCACGATTGACGGCTCCACAAAGCGTTATATTGAAAAGCTGACTGCTATCGACTTTGGTAGTGATGTCAAAGATGCTTGGCATGTAGATAGCGGCCTCCAGTACGATGGATCGGCAACTACAACGATTACTGGGCTAGATTACCTGGAAGGCGAAACTGTTGAGATATTGGCTGACGGATTCGCTGTATCAGGCAAAACAGTATCAAGCGGCTCTATCACTTTGGATACAGCAGCATCAAAGGTCACTGTCGGGCTGCCGTTTACATCAACGCTTCAGACCATGCGGATCGATGCGGGCGGCACAGAAGGTACGTCACAAGGCAAAACAAAGCGAATACGCGATGTAACCTTCCGGTTCTTTAATACCGTTGCTGCTGATGTTGGGCCGTCAGAGCAGAACCTTGATCCAATTTCATTCAGGGATTCTACCTTAGCTGACACTACGCCCACGCCATTGTTCTCTGGTGATAAAGACATTACGTTCCCATCAGGTTATGATTCCGATGGGTTCATTGTAATAAAGCAGGATCAGGCTTTACCCCTGACAATCTTGGCTATCTTCCCACGTTTGCAGACATTTGATAGGTAAGTATGGGTGATCCAGTAACCACAGCACTTATAATCGGCACTGGCGTGATGACCGCTAGAGGGCAGATATCGGCAGGAAAGGCGAGACAAAACGCTGCTAATTTCAACGCGCAGGTCAGTGAGCGAAATGCTGATATTGCTGAGCAAAAAGTTGTTGTGTCCAATATCAACACTGGCTTGCAGAAGAAGCAGTTCGCCAAAGAGTTTGGTCGAGCGCAAGCAAGGACTCAACAGGCTTATCGATACAATGGTTTTGTTGCAAGCAGCGGTACGCCAGCCCTGGTTGCGCTTGAGCAAGCGGCAGAGGCTGATGAGCAACTGGCGATGCTTGAGTATGAAGGTAAGCTAAAAGAGCAAGGATTCCAGGAAGAGGCTGCAGAGTTCCGCATGACGGCAGGTATGCAAAGAGCAGAAGGCGCTGCTGCGGCTAAGATGGGTAGGCAACAGGCTTTTGGAACTTTGCTTCAGACAGGTGCAACTGTCGGCATGATGTCTGCGAAGCCTAGCTCTGGTTTAGGAGGCGGGGATGCAACTAAAGTTGATGCTGGGACTGGTGGCATGGGGCCATCTTGGTCTGGCCCGCAGAGGTAGATAGATGAAAGTACCTGTATACCGAAGAGAATCTGTTAGTCAGCTTGGCGTAGGCGCTAGGCAGCTAGGTGTTCGTGCGAGCGGTGAAGCCCAGGCCCAAGTAGCTGAATCACAAGCCAAGTTCTTCCAAAGCGTTCAGAAATTTGTTTTTGATAAGCATGAAGAAGATGTAAGGATTAGCCGAGAGATACAGGACGCTGAGACAGCAAACTTTGCTGACAGAGAGCTGATTCGCATTTCTGAGGAAGCCAATGAGCAAGACCCAGATAACGCGCAAAACTACTTTGACAAAGAAGTGATTTCTCTCAAGGAGAGAATCGGTGACCGATTTGATACAGACGAGAGACGAGCGGCATTTAATGCAAAGCTTGATGGCGCTGTTATTGGTAAACGACTGAATGTCAGTAAGTTTGCAAAGAAAAGGCGTATCGAAAAAGGCCTTGCTGTATTTACGGAAACAAAGGATCGGCTAAGAAAAGATGCTATTTACGGCAACTCTTTGTCGCAAGCGGCTGCTCAAGATCAGATAAAGGCTCTCAGGAATAACATGGTCAAAAATGGCTTTATGACCGCTGACGATGCAGCAAGAGAGGCTATCGAGGATCGCAAGTATATTTTTATCGAGAGACTGAATGCTCGCATCAATGCGGCAGACACAATCGAAAAGTTAGAGGAGATCAAGGCAGAGATTGAGGGGATGGACACTAGGGAGTTCCTCCCATCTACCATTGCCAAGCTAAGTGGTCTAACTCAAATTGAGATCAATGCGGTGCTTAGGGAGTCAGACAGCAAGGAGGCAGAAGAGGCTAGAGCAAAAGTTGAAGCAAGCGCTGAAGAGCTATTTGATTTCG